CGTCCGTCCTGGTACAGAGGCGTCTGACGGTCTCCCGGGCCGTCCTGGGCACCGTAGCGGCGTCCCACAGCACCGTCGCCGTCAGCAAGCACACTGTGCCGCCCATGGTGCGCTCGCTCGCCGTCGCGGAGGCCATGGCGCTGCTCCTCCAGGAGCGCACTGGTTACGCCCGCGTCATCGGTCAGGGCGAGGGCGAGTCGGAGGTGCGCGGCGTCGGTCTCGCTGACCTGCGCGACCAGGCGATCCGGGCATATGGGCGCAAGAAGAACCGTGGGCGGGCCGTCTGATGGCCCGCCGCGTCACGATCAAGGGCCTGTCCGGTCTCCAGGCTGACCTCGACGAGATCTCCGCCGACCTCGTGGCTGGGATGCCGAAGGCGGAGGAGGCCGTCGCTGAGGCGCTGGCTGGCCTGATCCGCAACGACGCGCCCGTGCAGACCGGTGCCCTGCGCTCCAGCGTCGACACGGATGGCAGCGACGTGGTGATCGGCGGCGACCGTGCGCCCTACGCCGACGACGTGGAGGAGAACGACCCGTTCATCCGCCCGAACATCGAGAAGATGATCCGGGAAGGCGCTGATGTAGCCGCCGACGTGCTCAGGAAGGAGATCGGCTGATGACGACCGTCGACCCGTCCGGTGCTGTCCAGGTGGGGCTCGCCGCCTTGTTCATGTCCGACCCGGAGATCACGCAGTACGTGACCGGTGTCCTGGACGAAGTACCCGACCTCGCCGCACGGCAGTACCCGTTCATCGTCATCCCGGACCTCATGTCCGTCCCGGACGGTACACACGACGACCCGGGGCGCATGGTCACCGCGCGCATCCAGACGTTCGTGCGCGGCGACATGGACGTGCCAGCCACCCGGCTGGATCACCTGATCGGCGCGCGCATCGTGGCCCTCCTGGACCACGGGCACGCCACCCTCGACCCGTTCGTGACCGGTGCCAACGTCTGGATGGTCCGGCACGTCGAGTCCCGCAAGATGCCCGACGCTGACCGTAGTGTGCGCCGTAGGATGGACCGCGTAGACATCTTTACCTCACAGAACTAGGAGAGGGCCATGGCTGATCTGACCACCTCGACTGTCACAGTCGCGAACCCGAAACTCGACCTCGCTGCGGCCCTCACCGCTGCCGCTTCGGGCGGGGACACCGCAGAGATNGCGGACGGGGCCATCTTCGTCCTGAACAACGCCTCTGCNGGCACCATCACCGCGACGTTCGTCACCCCTGGCACGGTGAACGGNCTCGCCATCTCGGACGCCACCATGGCTGTCCCCGCTGGCAAGATCGGCGTCATGCCGCTCGCGAACGTCTTCCGCCAGGCCACCGGCCGCTGCAACGTCACCTACAGCGGCGTCACCACCGTGACGGTGGGCGTCCTCAAGATCGAGGTGTGACGTGGCTGGAATCGACGCATTCGGGACACAGTTCCTGCGGGACTCGAACGGTGCCGGTTCGTACACCGTCATCGCCAACGTCTCCGACCTGGCTGGCCCGTCGCGCTCGCGCGAGGCCATCGAGGTCACTGCCCACGACAGCCCGCACCAGTACCGGGAGTTCGTGAAGGGCCTCAAGGACGGCGGCGAGGTCACCCTCACGCTGAACTACGACCCGGGCGAGTCCACGCACACCGCTCTCGACGCCGACTTCGAGGAGGACGAACTGCGCAACTACCAGATCATCGTTCTCCCTGGGGAGGCTGACGAGCACACCTGGACGTTCTCCGGACTCATCACCGACCTCTCGGACTCCTTCCCGGTCGATGACCGCATGGAGCGCGAGGTCACCTTCAAGATCTCCGGCAAGCCCACGCTCGCCGCAACCTGATCCCTAGGAGGGGAACGACGATGGCACTCATCGGACGCAACCAGATCGACACCGCGACCGACCTCAGGCATGAGGACGTTGACGTACCCGAGTGGGGCGGGCAGGTTCGCCTGCGCGAACTCACCTCGAAGGAGCGCTCGCTCATCGAGGCGACGACCATCGGCGCCAAGGGGCAGTCGATCGAACTTCGTATCGAGGCGTTCAAGACGCTCCGTGAGAAGACGGTGGTCGCTGCCCTGATCGACGAGAACGGCAAGCGGCTGTACGAGGACAAGGAGGCCGCGCAGTTGGGTCTCAAGTCCGGTCAGGTCATCGAGCGCCTGTTCCAGAAGGTTCAGGAACTCTCCGGCATGACCCAGGCGGCTGTGAAGGATGCGGAGGGAAACTCCGCAGGAACCGGGATCGCCTCTTCCGGTTCCGACTCGCCCAAGAACTAGGCTGCACAGTCGCTGAACTCGACCTGCGGATGTCCTCGTCGGAACTCACCGAGTGGATGGTGTTCGAGAAGATCACCGGTCCACTCGGCCGACGGAGGCAGGACATCCAGGCCGCGACGATCGCAGCGACGATCGCCAACGCCAACCGGTCGAAGAAGGCGAAGAAGGCGCAGATCAGCGACTTCCTCATCGACTACGAGCGGGCCAGCAGGCGCAAGACCGGGCGCGAACTCCTCGCTACCCTGAGGGATATCAACAGCGCCCTGCGCGGGCGGGAGGAGGGCACTGATGGCAACGCTTGAGCAACTGACCATCGAGGTAGACGGCGATGTTAGCGGTGCCACCTCCTCGCTCGCGCGACTGGAGCAGTCGGCAAGTTCATCGGCCTCGTCCACCGGGTCAAGCCTCCAGCGCGTCTCGGACGGCTTCGACACCACGGAGACGCGTGCTCAGGGCATGGCTGACACAGTGGCCGGTTCTGTCGACGTGTTCACGGCCCTGTCCGACCAGTCGCTGTCCACGAGTGACCGCCTCCAGTTGCTGGGGCAGGGCATGGCCGACCTGGCGGGCGGCATCGTGAACTTCGTCATCCCTGCCATCAGCCAGTACCTCGGCGGGATGGCGAAGTGGGTCATCTCCACGGTCGCGTCGGCGGCAGCGTCGGCCCGGCAACTCGCTGTCACCATCGCTCAGCGTGCGGCCATGATCGCCGGAGCGGTCGCCATGGGGGTAGTGACGGCTGCCCAGTGGCTGTGGAACGCGGCCATGACGGCGAACCCTATTGGCCTGGTCATCGCCGCCATCGTCGCCCTGATCGCGATCATCGTGCTCCTGGTCGTCAACTGGGACAGGATCACGAAGTTCCTCAAGGACGTGTGGGAGAAGGCGTGGAACGGCATCGTGTCGTTCTTCAAGGGAGCCTGGGGTCGCATCGCTTCGGGCCTGTCGGGTGCTGTGGCGTTCGTCCGCACGATGTTCGCCGTGTTCCCGCAGGTCGTCGGTGCTGCGGTCTCGCAGATCGGGTCGTTCCTGTCGGGCATCTGGAACGGCATCACGGACGGCCTCCAGTCGGCGCTGAACGGCGCCATCTGGCTTATCAACTCGGCCATCGCGGGCATCAACACCCTGATCCGTGGCGCGAACGCCGTCCCGGGCGTGTCGATCCCGTCCATCCCGAGCATCCCCTTCCTCGCGGAAGGTGGCATCGCCACCGGGCCGACGCTCGCCATGATCGGTGAGGGTGCGAACGACGAGGCTGTCATCCCGCTGCCTAAGGGGATGCGTGACGGCCTCCTGGGCGGCAGTGGAGGGGCCACTGAGGTCACGATCCGCCTGGAGGGCGACGAGGACCTTGTGCGGCTGTTCAGGCGCGGTATCAAGGACCGTGGCGGTAACGTCCAGGCTGTCCTGGGCACGTAGGGGAGGATGGGCGCATGGTCGACTACATCACCGAACTTCTCGTTGACGGCGCTTGGCTGAACATCACCTCGGACGTGCGGGACTCGGCGCCCCTCGTCATGGAGCGTGGCCGTCGCGACTGGGCTACGGACGCTGACCCGTCCACGATGTCGCTGCGCCTGAACAACGGCGAGAGTAAGTGTGCTGCGGGGGTGTCGGGGCGGTACTCCCCGCGTAACCCCCGCAGCGACCTCTTCGGGAAGATCGGGCGTAACACCCAGATCCGCGTGCGCGAGGACACCACGCGGTCCTCGTTCCTCGCGATGCCCGGCATCGAGGGGTCGTATGCGGAGACCCCCGACATCGCAGCCCTGGACATTACGGGCGACCTGGACTTCCGCATCGACGTTGAGCCCACGTCGTGGCGTCCCACGGGCGGAGCAGCCCTGGCGCGCAAGTACGTCACGACGAGCGATCAGCGTTCCTGGGTGTGGTACCTGAATGCTGACGGCACAGTCGTGTTCGCCTGGTCTCCAGACGGCACGCTCGCCTCCCGCATCTTGGTCACCTCCACCGTCGCCATCCCGGAAGCCAGCACGCGCCTGGCGATCAAGGTCACGCTGGACGTGAACAACGGCGCCGCTGGGAACGATGTGACGTTCTCCACAGCGCCTGACGGCGTGAGCGGCACCTACACGCAGTTGGGAGCCGTGGTCACCACTGCTGGCGTCACCTCGGTGTTCTCTTCCACGTCAGCCGTCGAGGTTGGGCAGATCACCTCCAGTGTCTCGACCGGCCTGTCCGGAGTAACCCCCTTCCAGGGCACGCTGTACGCCTTCCGGATGCGAAACAGCATCGGCGGGACGGTCGTCGCTAACCCCGACTTCACGGGCCTGGAGCCCGGCGTGCGCACGTTCACCGACCCCTCGGGGAAGGTGTGGACGCTGAACGGCAGCGCGACCATCGTCGATACGACGATCCGGTTCACGGGCGAGGCCAAGTCGTGGCCGATGGAGTGGGACCTGTCCGGCGCCGACCGGTGGGTGCGGCTGACGGCTGCGGGGCTCACCAGGCGGCTCCAGCAGGGCACCAAGCCCCTCAAGTCGTCCCTGTTCCGCGACCTGTCCATCAAGGACGACATCGTGGCCTACTGGCCCCTGGAGGACGTGAAGGGCGCTACCCGGTTCAACGCGGGCCGAGCGGATGACAACTCGTTCCTGGAGCCCTTCAACGATGTCACCCTGGCTGCCGATGCCGAGACGTTCTTCTCCTCCGCACCGCTGCCCACCCTTGGAGCGGGGAGGATCACTGGAAATGTCCCGCGCTACTCGCCCGACGACGATCAGCGTCTCGTCTTCCTGATCGCTATCCCGGCTGATGTCACCTGGGCCGCTGAGCAGACCATCGCCCGGGTCTACACCTCAGGCAGCATAGAGCGCTGGGAGATTTCCAAGGACAACACGGACGCCACCCGCATCCGGGCGTATGACAAGGCGGGTACAGAGGTCGAGAACCAGCCGATAGCCATGAACTTCTTCGGCGTCCCGGTCGCGTTCTCCCTGTGGCTCAAGCAGGACGGCGCTGATGTCACCTGGCAGATGGCTATCTTCCCCCTCAGTGGCGGCACAGCGGTCTCGTTCGGCCTGTCCATCGTGGGGCAGACGTACGGTCGCATCACCCGGGTCTCTCTGGGGGTGCCCGGGACTGACATGGAGGGATCCACGGTAGGTCACCTGTTCATCCTGAACGACGACGTGCAGTCGATCTGGGACACGATCTACAACTCGATGGTCGGGTGGACCGGGGAGACGGGCCTGGAGCGCCTGGTGCGCATCTCCACCGACGACGGGCTGCCTGCTGTGCGCTCCATCGGCTCCAACGACGCGGAGACCATGGGTCCGCAGTTGATCAAGACGCAGATGGAACTCTTCCGTGAGGTCCCGAACACGGACCTGGGCATCCTGACGGACCGCCCGGACGCTTTGGGTCTCCAGTACCGCTCCAGGATCGACCTGTACTCGCAGGAGCCGGTCCTGATCCTCGACTACGCCAGCGGTGCCATCGCTGCCCCGTTCCGGCCCGTGGAGGACGACCAGAGCATCGTCAACGAGGTCACGGTGGAGCGTGTGCGCGGTGCTTCGTTCACGGCGGCGGTCACGACGGGTCCCCTGTCGTCCCTGGATCCTCCGAACGGTGTCGGCAAGTACGACGTGTCGCAGGAGGTGAACATCGACTCGGACGCCCGCCTGGTGGATCAGGCGTTCTGGCGCCTGCACCTGGGCACGGTCGACGAGCCCCGGTTCCCTGAGGTGACCCTGAACCTGCGCAACGAGCGCGCTGAGGCCCGTCTGAGCGAGGCACTGGCCGTGACGGTGGGAGACATCCTCCGCATCACGAACCCGCCTCTGTGGCTTCCTGGCGGGCCGTACGACCTGCTTGTGGAGGCGGTCCGGGAGGAGAAGTCCTCCGTGGAGCACACGATCACGTTCTCCTGCTCCCCGGGGTCGGCGTGGAACGCGTTCATGCTCGACGACCACGCGCTCGGACGCCTGGACGCGGAGAACTCGACGCTGACGGCTGCCCTGACGCCGACACAGACCTCCTTCGACGTGTCCACGGCCGCTGGGTCGCAGTTGTGGCTGCGGCAGAACGTCGGGATGGTGAACACGGCGACGCTGGGCGCTCTTGCCACGACGCCTGACGCCGCTGCGCTGGACATCCTGGGCAGCATCGAGATTCGCGCGGACGTGTACCGGGACTCGTGGTCGAACTTCACCACCGAGGAGGCGATGGTCGCGAAGTGGATCACCACGGGCAACCAGCGGTCCTACATGCTGACGGTGATCGCTGATGGCTTCCTCAAGTTGTCCTGGTCCACGACAGGGGCGAACACGCTCACTGAGACTTCCGAGGTGCCGATCCCGCTGATCGACGGCGGGCGCATCTCCCTGCGGGCGACGCTGAACGCTGCCACAGGTGATGTGACGTTCTACTACAGCGGGAGTATCGACGGTACGTACACGCAGTTGGGGGCCGTCCAGACGGGGGTGGCCACGTCGATCTTCGCCAGCACGTCGGCGCTGAACGTCGGCGCCAGGGCGACGACGGCTCTGCCCTGGAACGGTGCGGTCATCCAGGCGCGTGTCTACGACGGCATCGGTGGGACAGTCGTCGCGAACCCGTCCTTCCGGACGCAGACGATCGGCACGGCGTCCTTCACGGACAGCGCTGGGCGCGTGTGGACGCTCACGGGCGCCGCGCAGATCCAGCCGATCGACCCGTTCGACATCATCGTTGCTGGTGAGGTCATGACTGTGCAGTCGATCACGAGCACTACCTCCCCGCAGACGTTCACTGTCCAGCGGGCGGTGAACGGCGTCGCGAAGGCGCATACCCTGGGGTCAGAGGTTGTCCTCGCCAAGCCTTTCGTCCTGTCACTGTAGGGAGACACCATGCCACTCCAGTACCTCGCCGGTCAGCGGCTCACCGCCGACGCGCTCCAGCGCGCCGTGCCCGACCGGATCGTGCTCGGTGCGGACAAGACGGTCACGTCATCGACCACGCTGTCGGACACGGACATCGCGATCACGGTGGATGACGTGATGGTGGTCGATCTGAACTTCCGCTGGCAGTCCCTCGCTGGCGGCATCCGGTGGGCCTGGTCCACCACGGGGTCGGTCACCATCAACTCCAGGGTGGTGGGCTCGGCCGGACAGGCGACCGCTGGGACGCCAGAGGATCTGACCACGATGCGGTGGCGGGCTGGCACGACGGCGACGACATCCATGCTGATCGCACACTTCTCCACGGGTAACGCTCAGCGCGGGCAGGAGCAGTTGGTCGTGGAAGGTTCCGGGATCCTCACCTTTAGGATCGCCCAGGAGACCTCGAACGCCAGCGCGACAACGCTTTTCGCGGAGTCGTATGCGGTCGTTTCCCGGCTCGGTTCGTAACCATCTACAGGGGGCACTCCCATGACTACTGATGATGCTGTGAAGATCCTTGAGGCCGTGGGGGATTCCTGGCCTGCGGCAATTGTTGTGGTGTGTGGCATTGCGGGCTTCATCGCCCTGAGAGCGCTGCCACGGCTGAGGGAAATCACTGAGTCGTTGAAGGTGCTTCGGCACGAGTTCGACAACAACAGCGGGAAGACGATGCGGGACGCGGTGGACCGCATCGAGAAGACGGGTGAGGAGACGAAGGCTGCGCTTGATGCGCATATCGTCGAGGACTCGATCTGGAAGACGCAGGTGGAGGATCTGATCACCGGCGACGAGGAGTAAATCGGATTTACAGGTCGAACGGTTGAAACCTGGTTTTCACCGCTTGACGTGTCCTCTTGGAAGAGGCAAGATTCTCGTAGGCGTCCACGACAAGTGGACATCCTAGAACGTTAGAAGGCCCCTCACCCGGCTGGGGATGAGGGGCCGAGACCACCCGCTAAGGAGTTCTCATGACCGAAGCCTACCGCCCCATCGTCCGGCCCACCTACTTCACGCGCAAGCAGGCAGCCGAGTACCTGGGCCGCAGCACGAAGACCATCGACCGGTGGCTCCGCTCGGGGAAGTTGGTCGCCGTCCCGGACGGCCCCCGCCTGCTGCGCATCACCATCGAGTCCGTCGAGGCCATCGTCAAGGACGCGAAGTGACCGCCCCCGACGCGACGATGCTCGCGGACTACGCGCGACGCGGCTTCGTCCTAATGCCCCTCAAGGCGGGCCTCAAGGTGGCCTACGACGGCGGATGGAACGCCGAGGACTACACGGCGAACCCGAAGGTCTGGGAGACCTGGGACGGGCAGCCCAACGCCCTGAACGCTGCCGTGCTGACGCGCCGCTCGGGCATCTTCGTGCTCGACGTGGACACGCTGCGCGTAGGCCACCCGGCTGACGGTGAGGCATCACTCGCGGCCCTGGTCGCGCAGTACGGGCCGCTGCCGGACACGTACACGGTGCGCACCCGCGCCGGGGGTCTGCACTACTACTTCAAGGACGTGCCGGGGCTCCGGAAGGACAACCGGGGCAAGGTCGGCGCTGGCATCGACATCCAGGCGGGCAACGCCTACGTGGTCGCCCCTCCGTCGTGGGTCGAGGCCGACAAGTCCGGCCCTGCGGGGGCGTACACCGTGGAGAAGGACCTGGAGGTGGCGCACGCTCCGGGGTGGCTCATCGCGCTGGCCATGGCTCAGGACGCGCAGGAGCCCCGTGAGCGGCCCCAGGGAGTCCCTGGGGGTCCTGGCGACTTCTCGCCCTCGTACGTCGCTCAGGCGGTCGCTGGTGAGATCCAGCGGGTGCTCGACTCGCCCGCCGGGTCGGGGAACGCCCTCCTGAACAACGCATCGTTCTCCCTGGGCACCCTCGTGGGTGCTGGGGCACTTGACTACGACGAGGTGCACATGGCCCTGCTTGACGCAGCAACCCACGCAGGACGCCGTCCTGAGATCGAGGCGCGGGCCACGATCAAGTCTGGGCTCACGTCGGGGATGAAGCACCCCCGGGTGGCCCCGGACCCTCACGAAGGGGTCGTCATGCTCACTGACGGCCCCTTCGCAGCCGAGATCGCCCTCGACGACCAGGAGAACGCCTACCAGGCTGAGGTCGCCAAGGAGGCCCTGCGCCTTCGCATCCGTGACGAGGCTCGTGTGCTGTACGAGCAGCAGAAGGCTGGCGCGCTTACCCTGCCTGACATGCACGGCCTCCAGGATCTGCTCGACGAGCCCGATGAGGACGTTCGATGGATGATCGACGGCCTGCTGAGCGTCGGGGGCAAGTTCATGCTCGCTGCACAGAACAAGGCCGGGAAGACGACCGCGATGGTCAACCTGGTTCGCTCCCTCGCGGATGGCAACCCGTACCTGAACTCGTTCCAGACCGTGCCGTCATCCCGCACCATCGTACTCGACGACGAGATGAACAAGCGTGACCTGCGGCGCTGGTACCGCGACTCGGGGATCATCAACACGACCGCCGTGGACATCGTCCCGATGCGCGGCTACGGGTCGACGTTCAACATCCTGGTGCCTTCCGTGCGGACGCTGTGGGCTGAGCGCCTGCGGGGTGCCGACGTGGTGATCCTGGACTGCCTGCGGCCCATCCTGGATGCCCTGGGGTTGGACGAGAACCACGACGCCGGTCGCTTCCTGGAGGCGTACGACGCCCTCATGGCCGAGGCGGGGGTGGAGACGTACGGGGTCGTGCACCACATGGGTCACGCTGGCGAACGGGCGCGAGGCGACTCGCGCATCCTCGACTGGCCTGACGCTGTGTGGAACCTTCGCCGCGACCGCCCCGCCGACCCCGACGCCCCTGAGGACGACGCCCTCGTACCTCGGTACTTCTCGGCCTACGGGCGTGACGTGGCAGTCTCTGAGGGCCTGCTCGCGTACGACCGTGCGAGCCGTGCGCTGACCTACCGCCCCGAGGTCAAGCGGAGCGCGAACCGTGTCACCCAGAAGGACGACAGGATTCGCAATGCCCTGCTGCGGCACTGCACGGAGAACCACCCCACGGAGTACAAGACGGGGGACCTCGGCAAGATGCTGCGCTCGCAGGGTGTGCCCTTCTCGAAGGGTGAGGAGAGCGGCGTCCTCGCCTCCCTCGTGGAGGATGGTCTCCTGGCTCTTCGGCAGGTCGGTCAGTCGAAGTTCTACGGGGCTACACCGGCCGCTGTGGTGGCGAAGATCTAGTGCCCTGGTAGTACCCCCCTATATAGGGCAGGGGGGTACTACCCCAGATCGCCCTAGGGTCACCCTAGGGCGATTAGGGCACTAGGAGGATCTGCCCCTCAGGACTTGCATCTCTGTATCTAATGAGGTAAGGTAGAAGCATGAGCACACACCAGCAGTACACCTTCCTCGGCGGCCCCCTGGACGGCCAGACCAAGCCCCGCCCCGTCATGGGACGCATCCCCACCGCCCTCGACCACGACGGCAACGTCATCCGCGTCGACAAGGCAGACCAGGCCATCGGCCGCATGGCACGCACCGGACAGCCCGGAGCGCTCTACCTCCGCATCGGCAACGACGACATCCACCTGACCTACGCCTGGATCGTCAGCGCCACCCTCATCCACGGCCGCAAGGACGGTGCACTGTGAGCGGTCTCGACAAGGTCCACTACGAGGCGGTGGCCGACAACACCTGGACCCTGCTCCCCGCAGGTACCTACCTGACGGTCGATGGTCACCGTGCGGCGGATGTGTTCGCCTTCCGTCGCGTCGGCCACGGCTCGTACGGGCTGCTGGCCACGATCTTCATGACCACGCACTGCGACGAGTTCTACCTGGGCGACGACGATCACCCTGGCGAGGTCATCCTCGTCCTGCCCGAGGCGAAGGAGATCCCCAAGTGAGCATCACCGAGGCGCTCCACGTCACCGCACAGGTGATCACCCCGCTCGGCTTCATCGCCGTCGCGTTCGTCACCGGATACATCCTCGGTACGGTGGACCTCATCGAGAAGATCTTCCGGAGCAAGAAGTGAGCCGACACCGGCATCACCCCCTGTCGATCTTCGCCCTCACACTCATCGCAGGCTGCGCCATCGCCGCCTACCTCATCCCCTTCGTCAGCCTCATCAACCACCTGGGAAGCACACCATGACCCCGCCAGCCAACCGCGCACTCGCCAAGGTCCTCAAGGGCGAGCAGTCCTACTGGACGAACCGCAAGTGCACCATCCGCTACCGCTCCGGCACCTGGACATGGGAGACCCCAGACGGGTCCGGCTCCTCCACCAAGTGGGAGAACGCCCTCGCCGCCATCGCCGACTACCTCGGCAACGACCGCTAACCCAGGAGGAACCATGAAGACCGCATACGACCCCACCACCGAGCACGACACCACCCTCGCGCTCGCCAGCGTCCTTAACGGCCACAAGACCTACTGGTCCAAGAACGGCGCCACCGTCCGCTACCACCACGAGCCCGCCCCCCACTGGTCCTGGGCCACACCAGACGGAGGAGGCCACTCCGCCGTCTGGGGAGACGCCCTCGTCGCCGTCTACGACTACCTGGTCTGAGAGGAAACGCCATGACCACCCGCGAACTCACCGGCCAGACCTTCGGCGAACTCACCGTCCTCGAACGCGACGGCCGCAGCCAGCACATGGCCGCATGGCTCTGCGAATGCACCTGCGGAGCCCTCGTCACCAAGCGCGGTACCTACCTCACGTCCGGCACCACCAAGACGTGCGGGAACCAGAAGATCCACCGCAACCCCGCAGCAGGCACCACCCCCACGAACTACTACATCGCGCACAAGCGCCTCCGCGACACGTACGGCCCCGCCCGCGACTACCTGTGCCCCTGCGGGCAGCAGGCCAAGGTCTGGTCCTTCCTGGGCTGCGAGGAAGCCCTCATCGGCCCCGGAGGCACCAACCCCTACTGCGAGCACGCCTGCCCCGACGAATACCAGCCGCAGTGCGTGCCCTGCGCACGGCTCACCGACCTCCTCGTCCGATCGGAGATCAGCGCATGACCACCGCTCACCCCGAACTCGGGTACCGGATCACCAGGGGCGTCATCAACACCCTCTTCGGCATCGTCATCGCCCCCGTCGCGATCATCCTGGCAGGCCCCCTGCTGTACGCCCTCGGGGCCTGAGCCCTACAGTGAGACCGGAAGCCCCGCCTGGTGGAGTGCCCAGGCGGGGCTTCTTCATGCCCCGGTAGGCTGGGGCTAGCAAGAACTAGAATCGGCACTCGGAGGCGAACATGGTGGCAGCGGACAACGGGCGGCTCAACGAGCGCGACCAGAAGATCTGGCACGACTACACCTTCGGCGGCAAGACGCTCGTGACGCTCGCAGAGGAGCACGACGTGTCCTACCAGCGGATCAGCCAGATCCTGGCCGAGATCCGTGAGCAGTTGCCCCCACACGACCGCCAGGCCACCATTGACCTCCGCCTGGACCAGATTCGAGGCATCGGTGACGCCCTCATGCCCGGCCTCCTCGCCGGGGACAAGGACGCCATCTCCTCCTGGGTACGCCTGGCGAACCGTGAGGCCAAGTACCTCGGGCTCGACGCAGCCGAGAAGGTCGAACTCAGCGGAGGCGTGCGCTACGAGATCACCGGCCTGCCGGATGAGTAAGACCCTCGTCCGTGTCGAGGTGCGCGGGGTCATGCGAGACCTGTTCAGCACCACGGACTCGGTGATCATCAGCGGCCCAGCAGGCACCGGGAAGTCCTTCCAGACGCTCCTGTGGCTGCACCTGACGATGCTCAAGTACCCCGGCACGCGAGCCCTCGTCGTGCGCAAGGTCGCCCGCAGCCTCACCGGCACCACGCTCGCCACGTTCCGCGACAAGGTCGCCATCGAGGCCATCGAGGAACGCCTCGTGCACTTCTACGGCGGCTCCGCTGCGGAACCCGCGTCGTTCCGCTACGACAACGGCTCACGGATCATCGTGGGCGGGCTCGACGAGCCCCAGCGGATCATGGGCTCCGAGGTGTCCATCGTGCTCATCGACGAGGCCATCGAGACCACGCAGCGTGACCTCGACATGCTCCGCACGCGCCTGCGCGGGGCCAAGGACACGGCCTACCCGCACTACCGCATGGTCCTGCTCACGAACCCTGGCGTGCCCACGCACTACCTCAAGACCGCTGAGGGCGTCCGCATGGCGTACTCCACGCACCGTGACAACCCCGCGCTCTACCAGGACGGGCAGTGGACCAGCGAGGGAGACCGCTACCTGGCCGAACTCAAGAACCTCACCGGGGTACAGCGATCCCGCCTCCTCGAAGGCAAGTGGGTCGCCGCAGAGGGCACCATCTGGCCCGGCTACGACCCTGCCGTGCACCTCGTCGACCGCTTCGACATCCCCGCCGACTGGCCCCGCTACTGGTCCGTCGAC